GAATAACTGATATTTTGCTGAATTGTTGTTGTAAATAAAAGCGAAGATATCTCATTTGTTTTTGACGCTTTCAACAAAGATTCTCTCTGGAGCAATAATCTTCCCGTGTTTTCTGAGATTGACTTAATTTCTTTCTCCAGCTCTTTCTCTCTTCTCCTAAAATTTTATAACTTTGCTGTCTTTGATTTATTTCATTATTCACAGTTACAATACTATTGTTAATGTTTTCAATTATTTTTACATATTGCTCTTTTCGATTGCTAACTATCTCCTGATAACGAAAAGCTATCTGTTGAAATAATGCATTTAAAATTTTCTTACCAGTTTCAAACAATTTTTTATTCTGTTCAAGGGAAATTTTAACGAAATACGTATCCTTAAGTTGTGAAACTTTAAGTTTTGACAGTATTTCTTTATCTTCTAAATTCAAAGCCTCTATTATTCTTAAGTCAAAAGCGCCTGATTTTATTGTCTCTGCAATGTTATTTGCTAAATCTAAATACTGTACTTTTACATCTCCACTGCCTTCGGCTACTGCAATTCCGTATACCGGAGGCTCAATAACCATTGAAACATCATAATTTTTAGGCATGAGAAAGCTTAAAACCGCTGTCACAATTACAGAGGCAAAAACCAGAGATAGAATAAATTTCTTCCTTTTTACAACCACATTGATGCAATCCCTTAAATCAATTTCACCTTCGGCCAAATGCTCCTGTTTGTTTTCCATACTTTTCCTCCATTTTTTTGTACGCTAAAACCCTGCAATTTTAGGCCCCGTATCTCCGTATCTTTCAAATCATTTTCTTTAAGTCCTTGCTTCATCTCAGTAGCAATTTACTACACGCGCACGATCAAGCGTCTGCTTGAGCTCTTCCCATTGTTTCTCGTCAAATTTAAGCCAGGGCATAAGCCTCCTCTTCTAAATTCATCCATTTATAGTTAATGAGTCGCCTGAAATTAAACCGAGTCTCAGTAAATGTCGCAAAATAATTTAATATTTCCTTCGCAGATTTTTCATACTAATTATTTACCCTTCGTTCTTCCCTGAAGTTTCCCTTTTGCAAACGGATATGATTTCGACCATTGGTCAATATCGTCTTTCCGAAATCGCCATTGGCCACCAGCGCGGAAAGCTGAAATTTTCTTTTCTCTAGCCAATCTGCGGATAGTATATGGATGTAGACGTAAATATTCCGCTATCTCTTCTACGTTAAATGCTTTAACAAGTTCTTTCATTGAAAGTTCTCCCTGTTACATTTTGACTCATATTTTACCATAACAAATTTATTTCTCAATGAAAAACTTACTTTCAAAAACAAAAAACCTCCGCCAGCCATAATGACCAGCGAAGGTTTCTTTTTTATACTTATATTAATCAGCAGGCTTTAAGATAGACATTGACCAGCTCCGCAACGAACTTCTGTTTGCCTCCGATATGCCAGTCGGTGTTTCGCTCCGGATCCAGCTTCGACTTGTAATCGTAGATCGTGAACACAAGGCCATTGATCCTGCCGACCCACTCGGCCTTGATCTTGCCATCCGGCGAAGTGCCAAGCTGGGGCCCGCCAAAGACCCGAACGACATCCTCGTATCGCGTGCCTTCCGGCAAATACCCCTGACAGCCGGTGCCGTCATGCGACACACCGCCCATTGCAACCTTTAGATCAAGTTCAGCTTTGACTTTCATTCTTAGCCTTCTCCTTTCCCCAACCGGACTTCCATCTTGCCACCGCATCGGCCACGATCGCATCAACGACCTTCTGATCACCGATATTCTTCAACACGTCCGCCAGCTCCTGCTTATTGAGAACGCGAAAGTTTTTAACCCCGCGCTCCTTGGCCGCGATCATAAGCTCATTGCGCGAAGCTCCGGCATGCAAAATGATCCCTTCCTTTGGTGACGCTGAACCCTCCGCGCCTTTCTGTTTCTTGGCTTTCTTAACCATCACAAGTCCTCCTTAAGTTTGCAATACAGGGTTTTTGATCGTCTTGAGCGCCTGCTTCTTGGCATCCGAATACAGTCCGGTAATAAACACAACCTTGCCGTCATCACCCTTGAACGCCCAAGCGCCTTTCCCTGACGGCCGCTTGCCGTGCGCAAAGACATACTGATTGACTCCGCCGATTTCCTTTTTCATAGCACCGACTCCTGCAATTTACCGGTCACGACATCCAACATCTGAAAGTGCGTAACGCACGCATCCTTCCATTGCTGTTCAATCGTGATCGACCACTTGCCCAAAGGCATGACTCGCTCGATCTCCCGCAGACGCAACTTGGTGGCCGGAAGATGATCGCGCATCCGGCCCGAAACCGAAATGTTTTCGACGTACGTTTCTTCGCCGCCGTTTCTGACGCTGATATACCGCGTCTTTTTTGCCGTCATGTTTTCTTTAACCATAGAAACCCCCTCCTTTCGAGGGTATATGGCCATAGGGTTTAATAGTTGGCAAGGCCTTTGTTCAGAAATCTACCCGCACCCCGGCCTTGGCACCGACGCCTTTGCGCTCGTCGGATTCCGCGAAACCATACCCCTCGACAAATGGATGAATTTCAAGTCCGGATTTTTTCTCTTCACGCTTCTGATCAATAGTGACCTGCGCGCCCGGCTGAGCGATAATATGCGTCTCCTGTCTCGTTGTCTGGGTCGGCATAAAGAATGCCTTATAGATCGTCAATCCGATGAGCCCGATCGCCGCAATGCCGATCGCGTAGCGCGCGGTCTTAACCCACGGCAACCATTGACCGAAACTACCCAGAAACTTAAAAAGATTAAACTTTTCCTGATCCGCCATTCTTCACCATCCCTTTAATTGAAAGATAAAAAAACATCCCCAGCCCGCCGACTGCCACGCCGAGCGCAAAAGCAATAAGCAACTTAATCGTAATCATTTCAACACCTCCCTTTTTAAATCTTTCCTCAAATCATCAATCGCCCTGATAATCCGATCATTCTCTTTTTCGATAAACCTGCTCTGAATATCAAACTCCGCCTTGGACACATACAGGCTTCTCGGCATATGAATTTCGTCATTCGCCAAATGATGAAACAACTTCTCATCAATGCGGTTGACCTGCGTAATGATCGTACCGAGCATGAAAATAACGATCGTCACCAAGACCGGCGTAATAAATTTTGTCCAGTTCCCGTCATCTCGCATGAACCTATCCGATCTTTTTAATATCATCATCGATTAAAGCGATCTGCTCATCGATCTTGTCCCTGCGCCGCACAAACATTTCTTTTGCGCCGGTCAAACTCTTTTTCGTGTGCTCCCTTTTTTCGCCTGAGGGATACGTTACAACCTTCTTCCCATCTTTATATTCAACTGTAACCTTTGCCATTTTTAATCCTCCTGTTTTTAAGATTGCCCGCCACGAACCGGACGCACATAACACATATCCCAAGGTCTGCCCCATGTCGTTTTATAACCGTCATAGGGATACATACACCACGCTCCGTCCGGCCAAGGCGCGCAGATTGTTGACGACCAGAACGGCGTCCATTGATCCGGTGGGTACGCAAAAAACATTGTGTCCCATGCCGGATCGTATCTCGAATGATCAACCATGGACATAAGCTCGTTTATATTCGGCATACGCCAGTCATCATGCCCGGCAAAAACAAAGTTCTCACAGGCATTAATAGCGTCATACCAATACATGGTCATCCCCAGCCCGACCGCCTGCGGATCCTTGATCCACATAAGACCGGTTACCGTATCGACCACAGTGCCGTCGCCGTTATCAATAAACCTCTGTCCGCCGCCAAGCGGATAGCCCATCTGATAATATCCATCATCACCCATCTGATAAATCATCGTCTGTCCGGTCTTGGGCAGGCCGCCTTCCGTGGTTATTTCATTAACCCGGGTTATGATCCTGTTCTTTTTCTGATGCTTAATATGCTCCATTTGAATTCCTCCTTTTTAGCTTTCGTAGGTCACAACGAGCTTGCCCGCGTCATCACCAGCCTTTATCACCCTGAAATCCTTTATGTGATAAATAGACGGAAGCTCGATTATATCGCCTTCCTCAAGCAACACGCCCGATGACACGCTCGGGTTCTGCCCATTAACGAAATACCGCATCGCCCCGCCTTCTGAACAAACCATAGCGAATGACGCAGACTGACCGCCTGCCGGATTGTAAACAGCCTGGCTCAACGCCTTAGCGACATTCTCAACAACTATCTCCTCGTGACTCATCACTTTTCCCATTGCCGTACCTCCTTTATTTAGTTTTGAACGCCTCTAATATTTCCTCATTCTGCTTGGCAACATCCACCAAAACCTGCCCGACTTTGTAAAGCATCCGCTCCCTGCGGTCGCCTAACTCCACCGTCAAATACCTCGCCGCCTCGTCGTGCTCGAGCCTACACAACTTGCAGTATTTCTCGATTGGCTGGGCAAGATCGCTATTGACCTTGTGATGCGTGATCACGCAACTATGGCAAGACGAAGCCGCCGGGCAATTCTTCCAGCAACCGGTGTATTCTTTATTGATGCTCAAAAATACACCCCGGATAAACGGCCTCTCCTCAAAGATGTTGCCCAGCTTGAACACCCGGGCACTGGCCGCGCGGTGACATGGATACACATCGCCGTCCGACAATATCGCCAGATAGGATTTCCCTGCTTCACAGAAATTCGACTCCGGCGGCACCTCGTCGTTAACAATCTTGAGCGGTTTATCGATGAACGCGATCTGAAGCGGGATCCCCTGCCGCTGACAATACCTGCGGTAGTGATACAGCTGATTGAGCTGATAGGCATATTTTTGAACCGCCTCATCCGTCCAGTCCGCTTCCATGACCGCATGGTGCATGATCTTCTGCGCCCCCACATCCTGATGCAGAAACTGCACATTGATCGACAACCGGCCGACCGTCTTGGGCGTATACGTCATCCGCACGCCTAAGTCCGGAAACACCGCGAGCATCTTCTTTGTGTTCTCAATGACCTTTGCCCAGTTGCCTTTTCGATGCTCCATGGTCGTGATCTCATCGCCGTCACAACTGACCTGAATTGAAAACTGAAGCTCTTTGAATTGCTGAAAGACCTCCTCATCAAAGAACGTGCCATTCGTAGACACGCTGAAGACCGCCATGTGCCTGCCATCGATATCCGGCCAGAGTTCCCGGGCATACCGCGCCAAGTCCAAAACCGTCTGCGGAAATAACAGCGGCTCGCCGCCAAAGAATGTAATTTGAAGCCCATCCGGACTGATTACCTTCATTCGATCTAAAATCTTTTTGCCCTGATCCACTAAAAGCACGCCGTCACTTTTCGGATGAAAGCAATACTCACAATCCATGTTGCACCGCTCTGTCACAAACAGATCGATGCTCCGGATTTCATTCTTATTCTTGCCACCCACTAAATCCCGCATAAACGTACCCCTTTCTCGATCTCGATATACCGCTTGGTTATTTTGAAAAGCACCCGGCACATCTTGCAAAACGACGGCTCAGGCTTAAACATATCTCCCATCCATTCAAGGTTCAGCCCAAGACACTTGTTGCGCGGACATAAACCGTAAAGCTCGCACCCTTGGCAATGCTGACCCAAATACTTCTCCCGATCCGCATCGATCGCCCAAGCCAAGTCCAGCCGCGAATAATCAATGCCTGAATCGATATCTCCTAGCTTGTTATGCTGACAAATGTACATGTTGTCGCACTGCCAAATGCCGCCAGCGGTATCGATAAACAACCTCTCCAGTCCTGACCGGCAATAATGAAACGGCCGCACCTGCGACTTAAGCCCAAATTCCATGAAATATAGATTGCTGTGTAATGCCGGGTTCATTGACCGATACAAAGCCTCATCGTGGCGGTATTTCTCAAGCAGACGAAAATACTCATCCGCGAACCTCTCCAAATCTTCCTCTTTATGCTCAACCCGGGTTGCCAAGTCGATCGTGATATTGCGTGTCACGTTCTCAACCAAATAATCAAAGTCCTCAATAAACCGGTCATATTGCGTGACCATGAAGTTCACCGTATTGGCAGGGTTATCCTTAACCAGCCGAAATGCCCACGGCTCTGCCGCGACCTTCTGACGCAACCCGCCGTATTTCTCATAGCCATTGCCAAGCGACCACGTGATCCCCATATTCCTGTGCGCCATGAACCAGCTGAACATCTCCTCTGTCACGGGCTTGCCGCTTGTGTTCGTATGAAACAAAAACTGGGGATACCTCTCCACAACTGCCTTGATGACCTTCATATTCAAGAGCGGTTCGCCTCCCCAAAAGAAGATCGAAAATTTAGCATCCAGTTCTAGCTTGGAAAAGGCAAAATCGAAAATACGAAACGCCATCTCCCCGCTCATGAAGGCAGGGCCCAACGCTTCCCGCTTGTTCCGCTCAAACAGCCCTCTCCGGTAACAGAAACTGCACCCTGCGTTGCACGCATGCGTGAGATACAGATAAATAGATTTGTAAACCGGCGTTTTCATTTAATCCCCAGTTCGATCGCACGTCGCGCGATGTAATCAAACACGAAATACTCCACTCTGTTCGCCCAGCAATGATTGGCCGCTGGCTTCAACGGATTACCAGTCTTGATATAATTCTCTGCAAGGCACATTGCCCGAGGGCAAAGTCTTATATCTTTAGCCTCACAAACCTCACAGTCCCGGCAATCCTCGTAAAGCCCTTCGATCCACTCACCCATCTTCTTAAAGAACAAAGCCGTTTCATTAAAACCGTTAAACACGTCGCCGATCTTGAACTCTGGAAAGTTAGCGAAGAAGTCACACGGATAAATCTCGCCCTTGTTATTGATCGCCAAGTACATATACCCACACCCGCAGAACGTAGGCGGCACATCCTTGATCGGCAACCCCTTGAGCCTGCGGTAGATGTTGTGGTGAAAAACTGAATCCCACTGACACCTGCCAAACTTAGGCAAACCTTCAAAGTAAACGTAATCGGCGACGCGTTTGAATAACGCCTTGAACGCCTCGTTCTTATCCCTGATGCGATCCCAATGCCGCGCGGTCGAAATCCTCACCACCGGCACCGGATACTCAAAAAGATATTTGATATCCTCAAAAATTCCCTGCTCGTCTGGATCATCAATAACGAAATGCACATCACCGCCGTTATGCCGAACCACATCAATCGCGGGCTTTGCCGCTTCCAAATATCCTTTGCCGAACTTCTGCTTCAATGCCCCGATACTGACACTCACCCGAAGCGTTCCTTTTCTTGACTTGACCCACTCCCGCGCTTCGGCGTTCTCTACCAGCACAAGGCCGTTCGTTGTGACCACATAAGGAAACATCGGATAGGTGTCGACCAAATACCGCACCATATCGAAATTCACAAACGGCTCGCCGCCAAAAATGCTGAATTTAACCTTGGCCTCATCAAACGTCCGCACCACAAAACCCATGGCGCAATCGATAATCTCCCGCGAGATCCCGCTGTCCTTCTGCCTAAACTCCCGAGGCTGATAACAATAAGGACAATGAAGGTTGCAGTCCTGCGTCATCAGAAAATAAATCGTCGTGTAATCCGGCTTATTTGCGGTTACGGCATCAACGTCAAACTTGCCGTTTTCTTTGTAGCCTTTAATCACCTCTCGGCACAATGACGGCAGATCGCCTGTTGATTTGCTTTCTTCCAAAGTAAAAACGCTCATTTCCATTCCAAGTGATAAAGATTCGTATCAACCTCAACCGTCTCGAATCCAAGACGGTCTTTGATATTTTTCTTCTGCTCATCGGTCAGAGGCATAATGCCCGCGAGATACAACTCGCCTTTTTTCTCGCCAGATATAAAGAAACTGAAATTTGCAATCTTGCCGCGTTCATCGATGATCCCCAAACCTTGAATGGTCAGCTTTAACGCATTGCTGAAATCCTCTGGCTTATCAAACCGCCCCTTCGTGAACCCATTAACCCGCTGATCATCAAGATTCATCCGCACCCAATAAATGAGTTCGGTCACAGGATTGTCCTTCGTGTCTTTTGCGACCTTCAATGTCTTTGGCTTACTTGCCTCAAAACTCGGAAACATATATCCTCACCATGTGTACGGATTGCATTTGCAATTCCAGTCCGAATGCACCGCGCCCCAGTTATACCCGGGTGGCGTATAGTTACACTGCGGCGACCACGGCACATATCCATCCCAAGGTGTCGTGTTTAACGGCTCACCGGAAGCCGTTTTATACGGATGCGTCGTCCCCCCGGGCAGGTTGTAACTCGCGCAAATCCTGTGATCTACCATGCTGTGATGACACTCGCTGTATTTGTGGTCATCGCAAGCAACCCCCGCGTGCGAACACGTCTGATAGTAATACCCGCAATCCGCGCAATACTGACACTGTTCTGCCTCACAAATACAGCCGGTCATTAACGCCTGCAGTTTCGACCGCAATTCGGAAACGTGATCATTCCTCGCCTTAATGGTGTTCGCCGTAAGCGTCGGATCCGTAAAATCCATACACCCGGACGAATCTTGCACGCAATACCCCGACTCGCCCCTGCCGGTCTTAACGTTCTGCAACTCCACCCGCAATTCAGCAACATGATCGTTGCGGATTTTAATAAGATCAGCTGTAAGCGTTACGTCTGTAAACGTCGCTGTCGACAAACCCCGGCGCGTGAACTCCAGATTGACCTTTGTCCGCAGTTCCTCGACATGGTCATTCCTTACCTTAATCGTATTGGCGGTCAAAGCCGGATCCGTCCACGTCGGCGTATTTACCGGACACTGTTTTGGCGGTAATTTATGCTCTGGCATCTATCCTTTACTCCGCATACGTCGCGTTCGGGAACGCGAACTCTAAACCTGTTTCATCAGCCTTCACCCTGACAGACTTTCCTGCCTGCCCGGTATAGTTGGACGGACAATCCGTCAAGGCAACGAAAGACGACATCCCCAGTAAAAACAAAGGCCGGACATCCTTATATATGTAGGCGTCGTTAGGATTAGCGTCCTTGCTCTCATAATCCACGACCTTGGTCATTGTCGGCTTGCAATACACAAGGCATATCGGAAACTTCCCCGATGGAAACGCTGGCTCTGCCGGGTTAGACGCCTCCGCGCCGGTCGTCCATTCCAATACGCCTGCCGAGTTGATCGTCAGCAAATCGATCCTTGGATTAGCACCCGGCGCTGTTATAAGCGATGATGCCCCGCCTGCGTAAGTTAACCTTGTTGATCCGATATAAATGTTCTGATAAAACCCGCCGACCAAAGCCGAAGCAACCGCCACATTCATTCCGCACACTGCCGTAATGGTGTCGAATAGAAAAGTCTGGGAAGCTGGCAATTGATAAAACCCAAAATCGGTGATATTTGACAACACTGCCGCTGTGCCGTTGTTTCCATCAGGCGTCGCCAAGGTTAGAGTGTCTTTTTTCCAAGTCCCCGCCGTCCCATGAGAAGTCAAATTCCAATAGCTCACATGCCCAAGGTTATCTTCAAGGAAGAACCTAAAAGCCTGACTCGCGCCTGAGCACCTCTCCCATAGCGTAATCTGTTTAAAACTGGACAAATTAACGCCCTTAATAAGCGTGACCTGCCGGTTAGGCGTCGCGTCAATCACACACTGCAAGGCATAATTACCTTCCTGCTTCGTAGTTGAACGCGTAACCGTCACGCCAGTTCCCGACCATTTGGCTTGAGCCACTGCATCCGTTGAATACTCAAGGTCATCCAATACCATTGATGACCGAGGCCGTAACGCAAACAAATCTCCTTGAAATAAAGCCCGCAAAACATTGCGAACATTTTCCAGCGACATAGAACCTGTCGGCTGGTTTGGATCGAAAATATGTCTTTCCATGATCAACCTTTCTTCTTAATAATTTCCGTATCGCATGCCGGACACTTGCCGGTGTACGCTTTGGTTCCGTTTTTCAGCGTGCTTTCTTTTAACTCCGCAATCTCAACCAACACCTTGCATGTCGCGCAATAGCCCTTCATATCAATATCCTTTCACGTCGATATCAACCTCAGCGGTGCCAATGGCCGCGCCGTTACGGTCATAAACCTTGATATCGCACTGTGTCGTTGTTTTATTGGAAACGATCGGCATGCCGACAATGCCGTTGACGATCGTCACCGTAATCCTCGGCGGGTAATTAAAACCAGTACCGAATAAAATCGTCTTTCCCTGCACCGGAATTGCCACATCTCTAAACCACGAAAGTTTTGTCACCGGCGCGTTGATATAAAGCCGACAACTATAAAAATAAAAATGATGACTCGGATCAGTTGTCGAAATCACGAATTTGAACTTAATATAGCGGCCGGTGTAAGTCGTGAATGCATCAATAGGCGCAAATTCCGTATAACTTACCCCGTCCGATGAAACACTTATCTGCACCTCAAGCGAACCGCCCGAAACATTCTTAAAATCCGCGTCGATAATCACCTTGAACTCAAACACCGTAAGTAAATCAATCGGTGAGAGCATCTCAAAAAAACCGGTCGTCTTAGTCTGGCCATTTAAATTCAAGCCGCCGCCAGTCTCTTGCGCCTCCCACGTCAACCCTTGCGCCTGTCGATCCTCCCAAAACATATCCGTCTTTAAACACAACGCTGGCCGGACATACCCTGAATCGAAATCGTTCGTGTAAACCAACTCAACGTTGCTCAATCGATACTGCAGATCCTGACTCCACAAATCGAAGTCATTGATAAAATTCATCTCTGGCGGCGGGGTAATGACTATCGAATCCATCCCGGGTGATGGGCTTTCATTACCGGACGTATCAACCGCCTTGATCATGAACGTCACATTACCGATCTCACCTACCGGATACATAAACTCCGTTGTATCCGTCCTCTCTGCGATCACTTGACCGGCATTCCACTCCGAACCTTTCCTGATCACATACCGGGCAAGATCCGCATCCGCGATCGCATCCCAGCTGAACCTTAAAAAATTACCCTCCTGTGAAACCTCGAATCCGGTAACATCCGATGGCGGGTTGAGTTTTCCCAAGACTGTCAAATCAGAAGATTCCAAACCGTCTGATACGATCCCATTAATCGATACAGTCCTGACCTTAATCCGATACGTCTGCTCATCTTCAACGCCAAAGACCGTGAAATATGTATCTGTCGTTGTCCCGACAACCTTATAATCCTCCGCGCCTTTTTTGAGTTCAATCTGATAATGGCTCAAGAAAATCTTTGAATCATCCGTCGGCCCGTCAAAGCTGACCAGAATATCTGAGCCAACCGTTCCGTCGCGATGCAGATAGTAAAGACTTTCTGAAATCTGAATGCTGGAAACCTCTCCCACCGGCGCGTAAGGATTCGGCGGCGTGCCATAATCAAACGACTGAATTGTCGCGCCGTAACGGTCGTTATAAATCGTAGGGTTATATTCCTGCGCCGTTATTTTGAATAGATCCCGCTCATCTTCCTCAATGCGCTGAATGATAAACTGCTTATTCGTCCAACCCATCAATGAGTGCGTAACTTCAATAACGTCACCGATCTCCTGACCTATGGCGTTAAGCGAAGTTGTAAACTCCACACAGATCGGGCAAAGTTTAAGCTCGTAAAAATATTGATTGCTCAACCGAGAAGCCTGCGTCTTGCGGTTAATGGACGGAATCGTTAATGTCTGCTCGACAAGCCCGCGTTCGTCCTGATCAACCTTGTCCTCCGCGCCCCACGCAAGGATCCTTGCGTCATCCTGCGTCGGATCGAAATACTCGATACCGAAACGGTTAATCTTCTGATCCAACCCCTTCTGAATCACCTTTAAATCCGTGATGTCATCCTCGTCGAATGATGCAACCGCGCTCTGGGTCTTGGCCACCAGCAATTTGAGCTTTGAACCGCTACGTATAAGCGCGCCCGCGAACCCCACCAACATCTCGGTGAGGTTATCTGAAGCCGTTCGTTTCTGATCAATCACAAACGAAACGGTATACCTTGACTCCTGCCCTCCCTGACCGTTTGATACCAGATCCACACAGTAGTCATAGACCTCACCAAACGACATATCGTCGATATCCGCTGTAAGATACCCGCACCCGCCGACCTGCATCTTCATCAAAAGATAATCACGGATACATGCCGACGGATTATCCGAATACGAATGTCCGGCCGACCACGCCGAACCGTTCCATGTCGAAACTTTCCGGCCACGGCATATACACGTTACGTTCGGCCTGCCGCCTTTTAACTTATCCGAGGTTTCCAGATGAACATGAAGCATGGCGGTATTGTGATATTGAATACCGTCTAAATCCAGCCCCGTATCCGTCTGCACATTTTGTGCAGGCGTTCCCAAGAATGCACGATACGAACACCCGGGAAAGTTGCCAATCACCTCACCGTTTAACCTGACATCCGTAATGCTTTCAATTTCGCCCGCGCAAAGAACGATAAGCAAGTCTATCTGCTCGCCGCCCATCACCGGATTTTGATAAACGATATTGCCGCCCAATCGCGCCTCGCCGTAAAGCACCGGCACCGGATATTGATTGCTGGATGTAGTCTGCAACTCTCCAAATTGATATCGGGGTGAAGACGACGACCCGCCGCTTTTTGACGTCTGCCGTGCCTGAATAGCCAATCCAATCGAATACCCGATTAAAGCCGTACCAATCAAATAGCCAATCGTAGTAAGCGACAAAGCGATCAAACCACCGGCAATGAAAGACGCCACGGCGTAATCCGCAATCACCAGCGCAATTGCAATAGCCACTGGGGGCCCCGCTGGCGGGATATAAATCTTGCCGTCCTTCTCTCTGATAGCAAAAAGGAAGTATTTTTCCCAAGACGACGTGAGCCGCGAAATACGGGATTTACCGTCCTTCTTAGCATGAAGCATGCGGCCATAACCGAGATACAACCCGACATGCAATTCGTCGTTGATCTTAAAAACCAGAACGTCTTCGGGCTGAATGCCCTCAAGTAGAACAATCGTGTTGATCTCGATGATTCTTTTAACGATTTCGTCCTGTGTTTCAGACGTAAACTCACTGATCTTAGGCGCGACACCTTCCACGCCCTTGGCAGTAAAATACAACTGCATAAGCCCAACACAGTCCGTTCCGGAATAATCACGGCCGTCCTGAAGCCATTTGATCCCGACCAATTTGTTAAGCAGTTCCGTATCGAGCTTCTTCATTCTTCCCTCTTAATGGGATTGATTAACTGCGGGATATGTTTAAACCCGCCGAAGTTCGCCTGATTGTTAAACCTGTTCCTGCATATATCGAACGACTTGTCGCACCCGCGCTCAATCGTGTAGAGATCCCCTGCCGCCGATACTTGCGGTAATGCGTAATCAATAATCAGCTTGTGCTCTGCCGCTATGAAATCAACCACCTTGCGTTTGAGTCCATTATTCACGCCGGAAGAAAACTGAATAATTCCGTCATTCCACCAGTCGTCTGCCTCTGCCCTTGCCACATCGATGACCGCAACCGTAGTTGATCCCGCATCCACGGTCTGACCGTTAATACGCGTCGTTGAAACGTCCAACTGGCAAAACTCATCGCCAAAGATGTAATTGCAATAGAGCTGTTGCATCCGGCCGGTTTCCACCGCCAAAGATTTGAGCTTCGACTTACACTCGATCTTGACGCTGACTTCGGTCAATTCGGAAACGGCGTTAATGATCCCGTCAAACATAACCTTGGCATGCGTCTGGTCGTTTAAGAGATCAAGAAAGACTTTACGAATAACCACACGCTTGCCTCTTAAATCAACCGAGTTAAGCCAATTGCTCCAAAGCCTGTCCACGTTATCAAACTCGCCCGAAACCGCCTCGATCTCCAGCTGGTTGCTGGCCGGAATTGCCGACCGCTTGATCCCGAGCGGCTGGTAATATTGCAAGACGCCGTCTAAATTCCAAAAGTAAATGCGCTTATTATCCGTGCAGAAATAAAACGTCTGGGTGTCGCACGAATTCTGCGAACCCAAATAAAAGTCATAGAGTTCAACCGGCCGGTTTGCCTCTTTGATTGCCTCGTCTTTATATTGAACTGTTAAATCCTGCATGCTTCTTCCTTACGGCGCGGTGTAAATATTCCACAACGCCTCTTTGAACTTCACTGAAGTGTTATAAAGTTTAAATTGCACCAACTCCTTCGATAACTTGTCATCGTCGAAACGCACCTGAATGTAATACTCATAGTCAGCCGTAATGACTGCGCCGTTTGCTGGCGCGGGCGAAAAAGTAATTTTCGCCAACTCATTCGTTAAATCGTTGATAATACTGACACCGCTTGTCCGCAAAATTCCGTTCACATAAACTTTGACTGAAGCGGTATCAACCGGAAAGTAATCGAGATTGAACACCGTCTGCAAACCGTTGCCGGTGCCGACCGCTTCCGCCGTTACTTTATAACTCGTCGGAAACTTCACCCAAAACGTATCGTACTTGCCTTGTCTGGCTTTAAAGAAATCCCATATAAGCCCAACCCCCGTTTCGCTTTGGTTACCAAGAGAACAATTAAGCGTACGAATAGGCCGTGACCATTTAGCCCTGCGTTTTTCTTTTCCGCTGTCCGCCTGAAAAATGAGTGTCGAGAACTCAACGTCCTCTTGAAGGCCGAACTCCGGCGTGAAAATCAAAACTGCGGTACTCATAGCCTATTCCTCATGGCGTTACGAATCGGCTTGTTCTTATTAAGCGCGTCGATAATCGCATTCTCAAAAACATCCGGGTGCTGAACAAGCAAATCCCTGAATGATTTCGCGTCATTGGCGTTAATGTAGACATTAAACATCTGGCTTGTTTCGCCGATTCCATCTCCGCGATTTAACCGTTTCAAATTACCTGATCCCAAAGCCGACATGCCCCGCCGCGACACCACTCCCTCGCCGGACTGCGCGATAATCGGAATCTCATCCGGAGCAAGGCCCGAGTGCGCGCGGATAGGTTGCACAACCCCGCCCGCGTGATAAACCATCCCGCCTTCATGAAAGAAAGGAATCATGCCCGGGAACATTGCCCCTACCGTCTTAATCAAAATCATCTTGGCAAAAACCTCGGCTAAAACGTCCAGCATCATATTCCCGAACTCTGCAAAATAATCTTTTGCGTCATCCAGCTGACCGCGAAACGCATCACTAAAGAAATGTTTAAACGCGCTTCCCAGCGAACGCGCAGTTCCCTCCGCTACGGACTGAAGCGCGTCAAACTTCTGCGCTACCTCCTTAATATCAATTTCATTGCCAAGACCTTTGAGTGAATCGACAAAACCTTTGATTGCCGCTCTGGCTTTGTCGTATCCTTGAGCTAAACTACCCTCTCCGGTCGAAAGCGTATTTGAAATCTTTTCGCCTACGCGCGACATCTCTACGTCGGACGCCCTAATAAGCTGTTGCAGATTTTCCCGAAACTTCTCGAGATTCTGTGCCGCCTCGCGGTAAGGCTCGCCTAACCGTCCAGGCAACTTGCCCAGAATTTCATAAAACTTTATAAGACCAATCGTGACATTATCGAAACCTACCAAAAGGTATTTGATGAGTTTGACGAACCCGATGTAAACCATCTGCGCACCGATCTCAATCGCATTCAAGACCGGCACAGCAACGTCTCTGAATTTAAGAAAGACGACAATAAGC